AACGGGATGTCGTCGTCGGGCCCGCCCCCGCCGTAGCTCGAGCCGGGCGCGTTCGGGTGCGCGTCGCGGCGCGGCGGCGGCGCGGTTGGGCGGCGGCGCCGCCGACCGCTGCTGCTGGCCGCCTCCGTTGCCGCCGATCTTGCTCTTCATCTTGCGCGCGAAGTCGAGCACCTCAGCATCCGTCATCGCATTGCCCTTGAGGTCGACCTTCACCGCCCCGATGCGATTCACCCACTTCACCTTCGACCGCCACTTGCCGTCGTTGCCGAGCTTGAACTCGCGCACGAGCGACACCTCGCTGGCGCACGCACCGCCGTCGACGATCGCGGGGAGCTCGGAGAGGTCGTCTCCGGTCCACCCGCACGTGCGGAGACCGTCGATCGTGTACTCGTAGAACGAACGGCCCTTGCTGCTGACGTCGTCCGAGAGCGAGGCGAACCACGTCTCGTACTTGCCGGCGTCCTCGCCGTCGAGGATCTTGAAGCGGCCGACGAGCTGCGGACGACGCACGCCCTCGTACTCNNGCTCATGGCGCGGTCTCCTCGGTGCTGGTCTCGGTCTCGGGGTTGCTGGTGTCGGTGTTGTTCGCGGTGGTCTCGATCGGCGTCGACTGCTGGAGGCCGACGAGGTAGCGGTGCAGCGCGCTGGTGTCGTCGCCGGCGCGGGCCACGGCCTTGCGCATGGCCTCGACGTGGACCGGGCGG